TACTGAGTTTTCCAGTGGAGGAATTAGTATTGCAGGACTTCCTGGGTTGAGTGGACCGCAAGGCTTCCAGGGAGATCAGGGAACTCAAGGTTTCCAGGGAACTCAGGGACCGCAAGGCTTCCAGGGAGACCAAGGCTTCCAGGGATCGCAAGGCTTCCAGGGAACTCAGGGACCGCAAGGTTTCCAGGGAGATCAAGGCTTCCAGGGATCGCAAGGCTTCCAGGGAACTCAGGGAACTCAAGGTTTCCAGGGAACTCAGGGACCGCAAGGTTTTCAGGGAGATCAGGGAACTCAAGGTTTCCAGGGATCGCAGGGATCGCAAGGCTTCCAGGGAGATCAGGGAACTCAAGGCTTCCAGGGATCGCAAGGCTTCCAAGGAGATCAGGGAACTCAAGGTTTCCAGGGAACTCAGGGACCGCAAGGTTTTCAGGGAGATCAGGGAACTCAAGGTTTCCAGGGATCGCAGGGATCGCAAGGCTTCCAGGGAACTCAGGGAACTCAAGGTTTCCAGGGATCGCAGGCACCGCAAGGCTTCCAGGGAACTCAAGGTTTCCAGGGAACTCAGGGACCGCAAGGTTTTCAGGGAGATCAGGGAACTCAAGGTTTCCAGGGATCGCAGGGATCGCAAGGCTTCCAGGGAGATCAGGGAACTCAAGGTTTCCAGGGAGATCAGGGAACTCAAGGTTTCCAGGGAGATCAGGGAACTCAAGGTTTCCAGGGAGATCAGGGAACTCAAGGTTTTCAGGGAGATCAGGGAACTCAAGGTTTCCAGGGATCGCAGGGATCGCAAGGCTTCCAGGGAACTCAGGGAATAGGTTACTATGGATTTACAACTTCCACTCCGATTTTCGGGATTGCTCCAACTACCTTATCGGTTAATTTATCAAATACCCAAACTGCATTTGCTAATGGAAACTATGTAAGAGTGATTTCTAATTCAAATCCTACAAACTACGTAGAAGGTACCATCAGTAATTTCGCCGGAAACAGCTTAACTCTCACCGTAACAACTCTCAGCATCGGATTTTCTCCGTTTAGCGATGGAGTATTTAATATTGCAGGAATTTCTGGATTGAATGGACCGCAAGGTTTCCAGGGAACTCGAGGTTCCCAAGGAAATCAAGGAAGCCAAGGAAATCAGGGACCTCTGGGCTTTACGGGATCGCAAGGAAGCCAAGGAAATCAAGGACCTCTGGGCTTTACGGGATCGCAGGGAATAGGTTACTATGGATTTACAACTTCCAATACATTTTTCGGGATTGGTTCAACTACCTTATCGGTTAATTTATCAAATACGCAAACTGCATTTGCTAATGGAAACTATGTAAGAGTGATTTCTAATTCAAATCCTACAAAATACGTAGAAGGTACCATCAGTAATTTCGCCGGAAAGAGCTTAACTCTCACCGTAACAACTCTCAGCAGCGGATTTTCTTCGTTTAGCGATGGAGTATTTAGTATTGCGGGAATTTCTGGATTGAATGGACCGCAAGGTTTCCAGGGAACTCAAGGCTTCCAGGGAGATCAGGGACCACAAGGCTTCCAGGGAGACCAAGGCTTCCAGGGAGATCAGGGACCACAAGGCTTCCAGGGAGACCAAGGTTTCCAGGGAGACCAAGGTTTCCAGGGAGATCAGGGACCGCAAGGTTTCCAGGGAGACCAAGGTTTCCAGGGAGATCAGGGACCGCAAGGTTTCCAGGGAGACCAAGGTTTCCAGGGAGATCAGGGACCGCAAGGTTTCCAGGGAGACCAGGGTTTCCAGGGACACCAAGGCTTCCAGGGAACTCAGGGTGATACTGGTCCTACTGGTTCTGCTGGCGCTTCATCGTCGCTCTATAACTATCAAGCTCATAGTACTGCAACACCAACCACAGGTCATATTTCTTGGCAAAACTTTGCGGGACAAACAGGATCAACTTATATTAGAGTTAACCATATAGATCAGAATGGAGATGATATTGATGTATTTTTGAATCTCATTCAGCAAGGAAATACTTTGATTATTCAAGATCAGGATGTATCTGCAAATTACCAAAAATGGTTAGTCAATGGAACACCTACACCTAATACTGTTTCAGGATACGCTCAATTCCCAATTGCATATGTAGCAGATGGGGGTAATTCGAATTTTGCGAATAATCATCAGATCTTTTTAGCAGTATTTGCTAGTTCTCCTACAGGTCCACAGGGAACCCAAGGACCGCTGGGACCCACTGGAGCGCAGGGAAACCAAGGACCGATGGGACCCACTGGACCGCAGGGAACGCAGGGAACCCAAGGAAACCAAGGAAACCAAGGACCGCTGGGACCCACTGGACCGCAGGGAACCCAAGGTTTACGAGGCTTCCAAGGAAACCAAGGAAACCAAGGACCGCTGGGACCCACTGGACCGCAGGGAACGCAGGGAACCCAAGGAAACCAGGGACCCACTGGACCGCAGGGAACCCAAGGAAACCAAGGAAACCAAGGAAACCAAGGAAACCAAGGAAACCAGGGACCCACTGGAGCAACTTTTTCACTTACCAATTCAGTCTTGACCAATACTACAAATACGAACGTAACTGCTGCTATTTCAAATAGAGATTACTTTGTTGCTAATTTATTTAATATTCCAGTCACTTCTGCTGCAGGTACATATTTTATAAATGTAACACTTCAATATCCTAGTTATGTTACAGGTAATAATTATTATTTCGGGTTTGGTTATAATAATACTACTTCAACAACAGCTGGTTCCTCTGTAGTTGGAAACCAAACATTATCACATGGTAATACAACTACGTTACAATTAACTTCAAATTATAGACAAGCGTTTTTTAATTGGCAAGCAGGTACAAGTACCACTCTTACATTTAATGCTGTTCATACACCCGGATATACAGGTGGAACGGTATATTATCAACTATGGTTTGCTTCAAATAGTACTATTACTCTTAGTGGCGTAATAATGAGTGGTTCAGTAATTCAAATTAGGCAATAACTTTCTTGAATATAAACTTCAATAATTTACATTATCCTGTTTTTTATAAATCGGGCGTTTGCCTTAGCGCAGCGTGAAAAGGTATAAAGCCTGCTCAATGTCCGCCAGAATCTCGTCGCGGATATTTAGAAGCTCAGTATCATCTTTTTTCAGCTTTTTGGGAAGGGAGTGGGAAAGCCATTCCGCGATTTCTTTTAGGAGCTGGGGCGCTTCCCGGTCGGTAAAGCCCCTCAGTTTCAGACTAGCGCTTTTTACAGAAGGGCGCCCATACTTCCCTATGTAAACTTCCACAAACTTGTCAATATTAACGTCCAGCTGACCCACTAAGTCGTCTGTCGCCTTGTGGCGTGGAAACTTTAAAGTCTGCCAGTGGTAAAGCTTAACCTGGTTCCGAAGCGTCAGCATAGTTACTACAATATCGGAGGACATCACTTCTTTTGCTTTATAGGCATAAAATCGGTGGTAAACATTCCTTTTAAGACCGCCTTGTCCGACGCCTCGATTCCTTGCCAACTACCCGACATCGCGTCGTACTTGGCTTGAACTTCCGGACGCGCGGGCTTTAAATCCAGAAACCCCGAGACGCCAATCTTGGATTCAGAAGTTAGGTAAGGGCACGGCTCAGAAGTCGCGGGGGGCTTATTATTTTCCATGGCTTTTAAGTAGTTGTTCCAGTGCTGCTGCATGATTACACTACGCAAACAGAAAATTCAAAACACAATACAATGGAACTTAAGAGTGTGTCCGATGTGAATAAGCTTATGATGGCACAACAATCCAGTGCCATCATGTTTTATATGAACGGGTGCGGACACTGCGAGCGCATGAAACCGATATGGTCCCAAATCGCAAGGGAGAAACCCGACCTAAAGTTTTATAAAGTGGAAAGCTCCGTGTTTCCCATGGAGGGAGGCTATCCGCAATATAAGTTTATAAACTTTGCGTCAGGCGAAATGTCCAAACCGGAACTACTTAGTAAACTTGTCGGGCAGCGGGCCGGTCGGCGTCGTACCCGTCGGCTTCGCAGCAGACGACTTTAGTTTGCGGATCGAACCATTTGCTTCAACGTATCCTTCACTCATCAGTTTGGCGTGGCGCGCAGGCGGTGCAGACGAAAAGTCCGGGTCGTCAAATCCCTTCGAAAGCCATTTTAGAAACTCCTCTTGGTCGTTAGGAACTTTTGCAGATTGAATCGTGTGAAATGTACGCATAGCTTGTGCCTGGTCAAAGACGTCCGTCGTGTCCATATACAAGTCGCTGGTTTGCTGGAACGCTTTATAGATCGCCTTTTTAACATCGGAGCGGGAAGTGGGTGCCGCGTCCCCGCGATCCGGGTTGTCCTGAATTTCGGTCAGCAAAACGTTCATGAAAGGATTGGCGGCAGAAGGCATTGTGTAGTTCTCTGGATCAGCCATTTTAGCAATAAAAGACTCTATGGTCTTGCCGTTCGGGAAGATGCGATAAAGCAGAATAGTTGCGACCATCATTACGGGAATGGCTAGAACGTAGGCTCCAACACCGGTAGCAGCAAACATCAGAACCGAAAAATAGGTGGCAAAGCGCACTACAGAATTCAGAGCCTCGGCGGTGGTCATCTCTTTGGTGGGTACGAAACGGCTCCACGTTTCTGCTGAAAAAAGCACGGACGGGTCTTTGAACCAAAACTGCTCCGACATATTACTTTTAGCGTGAGTTTTTCTCGCGAAGTTTCTTCTGTAGGCGAGCCACCATTCTTTGACGACGGGCTTCGGGCGAGTTTCCCATCATTGCCGAAGCAGGAACTTCTCCACGCTTTCCCCCGAGAGCGTCGTTGAAGACATTTCCAAATAGACTCATCATCTTTGCTTTGACCGACTCAATTTCACGCACAATTTGTTCATTCGTGATTGCGCCCGTGCGAATCTTGTCCTTGATAGAGTTCTGTACCTTGGTAATAACCTTCTTGATGGCTGGATGCTCCGGATTCTTGAGAATTTCAATAAGCTCTTCGGGGTTTTCTACATTGATGTCAAAGTCCGAGACGTCAAACTCTTCAGCCATCTTCATACATATCTTGGCAAGCCGCGTTTCCATGATAAACTCCAGAATCTCCTTAAAGCGACCCTGAGAATCATCGTTCTCCAGAATTTTGGAAATCTCGTCGTTCTTGCCCGCCCAAAATCCCTTGAACATGTCCAAAACGGTTCCCATCTTCTCCTTGATATCGCCGTGCATAAAGGAGGCAACACAGCATAGCTGAACGTGCTTCCAAATCGCGTCCTTCGTCTTAGTGCTGGTCTCCGCAGAAGACCACAGCGACGAAAGGTTGACTCCAAACAGCAAGCGCTCCTCGGTAAAGAAAGAGTCGTCCTTCTGAAGAAGTTTCAGTCCGTGAGGAAAGAAGTTCTTTTCAATAGACTTGGCAGTCTCATCTACGTCAATTTCAGCGATGGAGATGGAAAAAGCAGTGCGTAAGTCGGTGGCAAAGTCGTTAAAAACCTTGGCAGCCTCCATTTTGTAATTTAACTAAAGGTTTCGTTTAAGCGGCGCGATTTCCACCGCGGTGGGCGAAAAGATCCTTTTGGGACTCGGTTAAACACACGCAGCCAGTATCGGTGTTGTAAGCGGCGGGGCAGCAGCTGGAGTCTACGCGGTTGCCTACCATGAGCATGAAGTCGTTGCTCTGGTCCGCAGCAGATGGCAGGGGTGCGTTGCCCAGATTAGAAGACAGGACGGGCGCAGCCTCCGTGGCAGCCCAGCCTGAAACGCCTCCGCCCTGACTCACACCATCAAAGGGTCCGATGCCAGGCGAGTTGAGGGGCATGCCAACCTCCTTTTGAGCAAACGACTCGCGGGCTCCAAAGCGAATGAAGAGTCCGGTTAAAACGGCGGCTACGAAAAAAGCCATGACTAAACTCGTCGGGTCAATCTTCATCTTTATTATCAATGTAAAGAGTTTTTAGAAACCGGAGGCGGCAATCAAAGATGCCAGAGTTATTGCCATAACGAGAAGCCAGGGCTTGAAAAACGCCAGGATAATGGATATTACTAGCAAGGAGTATACGAAAATCTTGATGATGCTGATACATAGCATAATAAATGACATAATAAAGTTGAAAAACAAGTCCACAAAGTAGACGCCAACATAACCCTGTCCCGCGAATCTGCTCAGCAAGTCGCGAATCTTCACAAGAATAAACGTGAACGCACTGGTGGAGTTGGTAATTTTGGAAAAGGTAGTGCTCGCGAACTTCATCATAAACTTACGTATGCGAGCAATCATCTCGCGAAAAAGCGATATGGGTCCAGTGGCTTCTTTCAGGGCTTCTCCAATCTCGGCGAACACGGCATTGATAGTGTCGAGTATGGGCTTGAAAATTTGGTTTGACATGGACCCTAAACAGAACTGAAAGTTTTCGGCTACGCTCACATCTTCACGCACCAAGTTCGCAAAAGGCATATACATCGGGCTACATCTGTATTCAACCCAGTTGTCTCGCAGCTCATCCAGAGACGCGCTTCCGTAGATGGCTAGCATCACAAAAAGAGCCGCCAATGGCAGACCTACGAACAGCAACATTATACTACTACTTCTTTACCACGAAATGTTCCAGTCGTGATTATCGTATCTTTAAGTTTGGCGAATGACGAATCGGTCGTCTGAAGCTCGTCCACAATCATCAGGCGGTTGTTGAATGAATCTAAGACGGGGAATGTATTGGATTTAGTAATGAGTTGGTAGACCGCGTATCTTTCATTATACGGAATTGATGCAGTTCGTTCAAACGTGTGAGCCATACTGATTTTTCCGTCTTGTAAGATCCAGGTAGAAGGAGTACATTCGACGTTATTGGAGAGAGAGCAGTATATGGTTTCGTCAACGTAGTGAACCACCGTTCCCAAGACTTCTTCGCCGTTGTCCAAAATATCTCCAACACCGACCATCCAAATCGGCAGGTCGCCGTAGTGCAAAGGAACGCGCGTTTCGCCCATCATACCCGTGACATGCGATGTGGGTTTGTTTTGAGGATGGGTGGTTCCGTTGAACATCAGCTCTACATACTTGCTTTTGATGGCGTTTACCAAGGGACTAGACGTTTCAATAAAGTCCAGGAACTCGCTAGTCGGCGTAAAAATACGATGTGTGGAAGTGTTCAAGCACATCAGCAGAGGAACCTCCTTTGCTTTCTTAGACAACGGGTGCTCTTTCACCAGAATGAAGCGGTTCTGGTAGCGGACCTTGTGATAAGCCGAAACTAAGGTTCCGTAAAGAGAATACATTTCCACACCTCTTCCGTCAATGACGTATACGGATGTCACAATGGCGTCTCCCTTCAACTTGTCGCCTATCTTGACTTCATCCAGGAAGATGTGCTCGTTCTTCTTGTCGGTGCAAATCAGGGTATCCGGGTCGAAGCAGAGGAATCTCATCGTGGTCATGATTGGTCCATTGACTACAGACTGACCGGTCTCCATTCCGCTGAAGAACATGTATATAAAAGTGATCATGACACCGACAATGCGACTCATCAGAGTTCGCATGCGGATCATCACGTACTGAATGTGGCTCATCAGGTTCTGAATCTTTCCAAACACAGAACCTACAATACCGAGAAAGCCCCCACGCATCTCGCCCATCATTCCCCGCATAGAGTTCATGTTAGAAATCACTTCACTCAAAGTGTCGTTCACTAGCGAAAATTGAGCCATCAAAGGATCCATCACGAATCCAGCGTAATCTTGAAAGCCCTTCATGGTACACTTCGTAAAGTTAGCAGTAACGCTTTCGCCAACAAAACCTGCCATGGGCATATAAATTGGATTACAGCGATAGTCTACCCAGTTCTTTTTGAGTTCATCTACGCGGCTCAAAGCAAAGAGGTATAGTGAGGCACCTACAGCCACCAAAGTCGCCACCACAAATATGGCAGTATCCATTATCTATACTTTGCTACAAAAGCGAGGCTAAAAACGGATTCAGAACCACAAATATAGTTTTAGGCAAGATAATGGATATTCACACAATGTCGTTTCAGGATTTGAAGGCGGTGGCAAAGAACCACCGACCCCGCATTAAGCATTATTACATCAAGTCCCGGCTTCAGCTCATTCAGCTTCTTAGTATGAATGAGCTACCCCAGTCCTATATTATTGAAAAGAAGACGATTCAGGAGCTGCGGGATGAGGCAAAGGTGAAAGGGTTCGCGGCAGGTATCTGGAAGATGAGTCGCGTCGAGTTAGTAGATTTACTATATCCTAGCCCGGATGAGAATCACCAGAATAATGATGGTGGAGAGAAACATGATTACCCACAGAAACGTAAAGGCGATTAGGTAAGGATACAAATACTGAAACACTTTAGAGAGAATCGGCTTTAGGATCGCTTGCTCGAAATAACTTTGGAACTCCGGCGAGGAGAAAAAGTTGAGCGGGTCAACCAGAGGGTCCTTTTTCATTCTTTTTTGTCTTCGTTTGGATATAAACGGCAAGATGAAAAACTCGCAGACGACTCGCCTAGCCCTTGTTCTTGGAGGCGTCGTCCTCGTGGCGTATTTACTGAGCAACTACTCTTCTGCGAAGGCGTTTGTGGGCGAGAACATGGAGCAGCTGAAGGAGAGCCTTGGCAAGACCGGTCCTCTGTCTGACGGCGGTCCCTATGGTCCCATGGAGTTCAGCAAGGGCGGAAACGCCCAACCCTCTGAGTCCATCCAGGCGCGCCACCCCTCGTCCCAGTCCACCTACTCCCAAACCGTGCTGAACGCTTCCGAGCTGCTTCCCAAGGGCGAGATCGGCGCCTCGTGGGCTGCCGTGAACCCTTCTTCCATGGGCGATCTTAAGGGACAGAACTTTCTGGAAGCCGGCTACCACACCAACACAGCTGTTGCGGGCGTGTCCCAGACCAACCGCAACTCCTCGTGGGACGTGCGCTCCGAGGAGCCCAATCCGCAGGTCCAGGTGGGTCCCTTCCTCAACACGACCATCGAGTCCAACCCCTTCAAGCGCGGTCTGGACGGCTGCGTGAGTTAAACATGTAAGTATAATACAATATGTTGCCTGTCGCCTTAGTCGGAGCAGGTGTGGCCTTGGCGTTCTTGGGCACACGTGGTCCTCGGAATTTGGTTTCGGTTAAAAGTAACGTGGACGGAAAAGAATACAAGGTCCAAAATCTGCCGGATAAGCAGGATGGTGCAGACATGATGGCCAATATTTGCTCAAAGGTTGAAAGGCTAATTGAAAACTATAAGAATGATCCTTCTGCAATGGGCGATCCCCGCGTCAAAGTTATGGTTGAGCGCTTTAACCCTGAGAACTTTTCCGAGAACGACTTGGACGCCAGTTCCACCTCGTATTCCGAGAACAAGGGCGACAAGATCGTGATTTGTATGCGCGACAAGACTCCCCCCTATAAGCTGGTGGACGAGAACACTGTGACCTATGTCATTTTGCACGAAATGGCTCACCTGATGACTACGACGATTGGACACACTCCGGAGTTTTGGGCGAACTTTCGGCGTATCTTGCTGGACGCTTCAGGTTTAGGAATTTACACTCCCGTGAACTACGCGAGGGCTCCGGTAGCTTATTGCGGTATGGAAATCACGGATAGCCCTATATAGTTTCATCTATCCATAAGAATAAGATGTTGCGGAGCGAAGTCGTGAACTTCTCTTCAAAAACTAGACATTCCGTCTCTTTTTTTGAGGACGATACCATAGAAGTTGTTCGTCAACAAATCGGCAAGGCTACTGATGTTCATCCAGACCGGCTTCTTATTTTAGTTGCTTTGAACCTGCCTTCCGACTATTATGCAAAGGATTCTAGAAGATGGGAGTCTTTATTTGAGCGCATGTCGTATAACGGCGACCCTATTTCCAAAGAAGCCTTTCAAGAGTACCAGCTTGTATATCGCTCTCCCAATAGCTCGGTAGCGTTTTCCTCAATGGACAAGGTGGAGTGGATGAGCGCGCTTCTATTTGAAGGGGGAGCCGATTTTGTCGAGTATCGTATTCTAGGAGTTCCAGAACAAAATTCGTTTATTCTTCCTCTAACTTCGCACTCATCCCAAGTGTCCAAGATTCCAGCCACCCGACTCCCCATACCCCAACTGACCACCCTGCTTTCCTCGCTGTATAATCCAGATTCTATTGCCAGATTCATGGTAATTCCCTACGATGAAAAGTTTGAAACGGTTGCCCTGCCATACTTCCCTTTGCTGAAGCAAGGCACTCCGCCTCGTCTATCCGTAGAATCTATCACCTTACTAAATAAAAATTCAAAGCTTCTGGAAGATTTGCTGAAATTAAAAGCAGAGGAGCCTGAGTATACCACGATTTTGAGAACGCGCTTCTATATTCCATGGGTAGACACAGATTTTGGAGCAGCTGTGAGCACCCGCTTTGAACAAATCTTTTACGGACTAACTGTTTCTAAAGAGATTCCTTACATAGGACTTTTTACTTCGAAAGACCAAGTAAGTCGCCACAAGTTTTTTGTTGAAGACCCCAACAAGAAAGTTCCGTTTCTGGATACTGGATTATGGATGACTTGGTGGAATCTGACAAAGCCTTCTCGCGGGCGTCCTACTATCCTGCTTTACAGAGGTTCTTCAAAGCACTCGTTTGATCGTATTGCAATAACATCTGTGGATATGGTTGTGTCAACTTACAGACCCGAGAAGAGCACTGAAACTTTAGACGAACTCAAGAAGTCAATGCTAAACTGGCTTGAAACTTTTGATGCTATAACGCCTTTTATCCAAAAATCCGATATTGACTTCGAGAGATGGGACTTACAAGACTTGTCATTTTTAGCAAAATATAAGACCAAGATTGACGAGTTTGATTTGTTGCGTTTCAATTGTATTTCTTCTATTTTTGACATTGCCGACAAGACGAAGTCCCAGTTTAATCTTTTGAGAACAGACCACGAAAATGACGGATTGAGCGCAGTGGAAGTCAAGTTGCTTTCCATGATGAAGGAGGGAGCAGTAAACCCCCAAGCCGTTTCTGAAGAACTTTCTATTCCTCTTCAAAACGCTCGGGACCTCATTTTAGCAGTAGAGTCTCGCATTGACGACGATCCTCGGCTCGGACAGAAATCCTTTAGGGGATATCCCATTCTTAAAGTTGGTCCCGATTTTGTAATAGTGTCCTCGGTCAATAAGTTAGAAAAGCCTCTGGAATACTCCAATTTACTGCGCCACATCTTGAGCCATTCCGAGTCCATTGAAATTGACAATATTTGCCCCAAGCGTATGGAAAAGGTAGTGGCTGATACATCCATAGTTCCCACCACGACTCTGGAAGTGGATTCTGCCCTTGCCGAAGAGTATTCTGACCTATTTGGATATTTGGAGCAAGACGACGAAGAGGAAGTGCCGATAAACAAAGAAGAACCGGAACCAGAAGAATCAGTCAAAAAGATTCAGACAGACCAAAAGCAAGGAACAATTTACAATTATTTCAAGAACAGGCTCCAGCAGTTTGATCCGGAAACGTTTGACCCTATAGGCTCCCAGTATCCCAAAAAGTGCGAGCAAAAGCACCAGCCCATCATTCTGTCTTCATCCGACCAGAAGCGCATTGAAGGAACGCCCTATAATCCCCAAACTTACGCAAAAGAAGACCAGCTTGTAGCCGTGGAAAATCCCGACGGAACTATAATTTGTCCTGAATACTGGTGCATGCGCGACCAAATCCCACTTCAAGAATCCCAATTGGAAACCGAGTCTGGCTCTTTAAGATGTCCGGTATGCCACGGCAAGCTCCAAACTCGTTCTTCCGACGACCCGCGCGAATATCCTCTGGTAAAACGCGAAACTGGTTTTCTGTTCCCGGGATTCGTTGACTACAAATCTCCCAAGAACGGACGACCTATGCCCTGCTGCTTCAAAAAATCGAGAGCCAAGAAGAACTTGGAGGTGAAGGGAGACCTGGAGGATAAGTACTACATTCTGGGAGAAACCAAGACCGGACTTGGATTCCAACGCGTTTCCTTCATTCCCGAGGCACTTCGCAACTCTTTGCACATCAGCGAATCCTATGAAGGTCTGGAAGGGTCCACGCGCAGACTACAGGGCGGCATGTCAGGGTTCTTTCGCGTAGGTATGGGCAGACCTTCGGAAACTCTACCGGGATTCTTGGGAATGAAAAGCAAGATACCTGCGCCCAGAGAATCGCCGGATACCGTTCTCAAGTGCTCGTTTTTGCGGAACTGGAAGACGTCCGGAACCAAACACCTTGAATCCATAAAAAACTCCCTGAAAGACAATCCAGAATACTCTGATGAGCTGGCAAAACTGATTGCCGGTATAGACGAAGCATTTGCTTCTAAAACCTTGAGCATCATGGAAGACTTAGAATATTCAACGCTGTCGCTTCAGTGCGACGTGTTTCGGGTCTTTACAAATTCTAATTCGGTCGGATGTATGTTTTACGTGCCTATTGTTCGCCCTCGTAGCAGGGGTATTGTTGTCCTACAAAACGAAGACGAAATAGACATTCTGTGCCACGTAACGAGATTGGTAAGAGGTTTTCAGTTCACATCTAACATTTTTCAAACCCCTTTTAGAAATGAGACTTTTGTGCAGCTGGAAAAGCAGAGAAACTCTGCTTGCCGAACGGAAGTTCCTTCTTATACGGATGCCCTCAACATCATGAAGGAGTTGGAAAGTGATAATTACAGCATCATTCTTGACCCTTTTGGGCGCGGACAGGCTTTCTACGTTCCCTCCAAAATCATTCTGCCGTTTCAGAGCACGACATTGCCAGATGTTGCTCAGGCAAAGTTGGAAGGGTTCGAATCAATCAAAGAACTTCCTTCTTATAGTGAGACGATTGAGATGCTGAAGGTAGCCCAAAGATTTTCCAAGGGCTATACGTTCAAGGAGAATCTTTACAACAACGCGAAGCAAAGAGTAGAAATCTTGGTAGAAAGTGGACTGCGAATTCCTATAAAGCCGATAAGTATTTCAAATAATCGCGAACCCACCGAAGTCATCCAGACTCTCAATGACTCGGAAATCGGGGAAAAACATCTATCTTTCGGAGGACCTTCCCAGGACCTCAAGGAAATTCAAAGTGAGATATCGTATTCAGCAGAAGTGTTTGATTTCCTACTATTTCAGCTCGCACATGACATTTCAACCGACTACCAGGAGCTGCGGGATGCTTTGCGGGAAGTAAGTCCCAAACGGACTCAAGTAGAACCTCTGCTAAAAACGTGGTTTTCTGAGACGACCCAGTTCATAGAAATTGGAGAGCCTGAGAAGTTTATTTCCAAGATTCGCACTCCCTGCTCTGAAAATTCCTGTTCTGGAAACTTATGCGGATTCAACAAAAAAACCGGTAAGTGTGGAATCAAAATTAAGAATTCTATTGAAAAAGAACCCCTGTTTCGCCGACTCTTAGTAAATTTGCTGGAGAATGCAAAAATTCGCTCTATTGTTTTGGATGGGCGAGCTACCCCTTTTTTCAGTACTATTTTGTATTTGGAACTTCCCCATGAACTGATTCTGACCGATATGGACCTCAAATAGAGTCCACATTGACCTCCTCCTCGGGAGGACCGCCGTCAAACTCAAAGCCGTCCTCCGGCGGAAGAGTCGCTTCAATGCGACCCGTCTCTACGCGCTCGGACACAAAGGTGCGCGGATCCACTCCGGGATCCTTGCGCAGCTCGCGAACTTGGTCCTGACTGAAGACCGCCATGATCTCCAGCGTCGCGGAACCCTTGAGTCCGCTGTCCGCCACCGCCACGATCGTGCCGATGTCAATCCAGACGTCGCGCTTCGAACGACCGCGGAAACTTCCGCGGATGATGGCTTGATCCAGGTTTCCACGAACCTCAGAAGTGTCCGGGTTCTTGGAAATGAAGTACACCTCGACTCGCCCATTTCCCATGGTGCGAGTGACGCGAGCCACGTGGATGCTTGCCACATTGCCTTCAGCCTGGAGTTCGTCCATGAATTCCTGGATGAAGCGCCCGTTCTTCTTGGAAACGCCCGAAACCCGCGAGGACTTTTTAGCACCCGAGTTCTTTTGCGGGGGCATCTTATATCTTGTTGTAGAACTGAATGCCTTTTATAATTCCATTTTAACCCCTATTTCCTTTTATAAAAACCAGTTCTTTGTCAGTCCATAAGTTATTACGGTAATGTGGATACATGATATCTCCATAGATATATACGTTCTCTCTAAAATTAACGCCCATGTAACATTTATGACGGCAGCCAATATTCCATCCGTTAGCAACAACGTGTCTTGACATCCCAACTTCTTTAAGATGTATTGTGTCAACGAATGAAATAGTGGACAGTCCGTCCAGCGTAAATACCTGTTTAGAAATTAAAAGGTCAAGACACTCTCTCCCCATAGCAAATATGTAGCTTTGGACGTGAGGAAATATACTACAATTAATAGTGCTTCCAAACAATTTAACGTCGTCGTCAAGACCATCTAGGTAGTAGTCTGTCCACTTTTTTTCATTAGCAAATGGACCTATGACAGAAGAGTTCACGAAAATAAACTTATCGTAGTTTTTATATAGGTCGTTTAAAAACAGAGCATAACTCCAACCTCCAAAATCAAATCCCACATTCTCGCGAAAGATTTTTTTGACATAGTGTGGAACCTCAAACACATTGTTCATGTCGTTCGAAATCATAACAAAATCAGTGCCCTCGTCTTCAAAAATACATTTATTTATGAAGTTAATTACACGATTGTTCACTTGATGAAAGACAAAAAGTACGAGTGTTTTCCCCATTTTACATACGACCGAGAATATCTGATACAAAAAAGACAGACCGTTTGGCCGTTCTTTTTTATTTCATATGCGTTTTGCATTTACGCCGTGGGCTTGAGGAAGTGTACCTTCAGGAAGCTCTGGAGGTTGAGGTAGGTGACCTCCTGTCCGTCCTTCACGCGCAGGAGCTTGCCCAGCTTGGTGTCCGGCACAATGCGGCGCTTGAACGAGGGGTCAAAGCAGTTGTGCGTCTTCACGTAGGTCGCCACGAACTTCGTCACATCCGTCTGGCTGCGGAGGGACTTGGCGGGCAGTCCCATGAAGGACGCCAGCTCGTCGGAGATCGGGCGCTGCTTGAGGAAGGCGTTGTTCGCGCGGCGCGCCTCCCAGGCCGTGCGCTCCTCTGCGCTCATGTCCTCCGGGTTCTTGCGGTGGCGCTTCTTGCTGTCGCGCGCGTCGCGCTTGAGGGCCTTCGCCGTCTCCAGCGCCTGAGCCACCAGGGCACGCACGCGGGTCGTCAGTTCAGAGCCCAGCGCCTTGATCTGCTCCTGGAGGTCCGCGAGGATCTCGGAGGCGTGGCGGGTCTCAGCGGGAGCTGCCACCTCCACGGGCACAGACGCCACCACGGGAACGGTGACCTCCGCCTTGGCGGGCACGGAAGTCTTAGACACCTTCGCGGGCGCAGCGGCGGCAGGGGCGACAGAGGGTGCGGGGGTCTCGGCGACAATCTTCTTGGGCATCTTTGACTTGGAGGCAGAAACAGAAACGGACATTTTAACGCGTTGGTATACTCTCTATCCTCCTTACCTGTTTAAATCACAATCTGAAGAGGCTGGACATAATTATAAAACAAACATTATAGGGGTCGGGGCAATCGTTCAAAATGTTTAAAAGGACTTTTCCAGTCATAAACTGGATTTTTAGAGGATGGATTGTGGGAGAAAACAGCTTCACTATTTTCAAAGTCCACAACACATATACATGGCGTACCGAACACTTGCTTTTATGCTCAGTAGACCAAGCCTTTAGGTCATTTGTAATCATAATCAAAAACACGTAAAGCTGGGAACGGTTGAGCGAAGCAAACGTTCGAGGATTTACGTCAAAGAACCCATTCTCTTCAATAATCTGACACATCATAGTCCATTGGTCAGAAATAGCTTCGCTCACGGTCTGCCTTTCCGAATTTTCGTGGTAAGGTAGTTTTCTTCTCCACCGCATCACGCCCAATTTTCGCAGGCGCTTGCGGGTCTCTATGGTCAATGGTTGGCGAGTATAGGGGTTTGTTAAATCTTTCAGGCAGTGGCGTATGATTGTTCGCACGTCAAACCAGTAAACTTTACCAGCTTCTTCAAATGCAAAATATGATAAGGGACTAACGGAGTTCTTGTCGTCCAAGCTCAGCAACTCTTCGTCGTTATGACACACATTGCGATTCAGAGCCCCGGGACCTGCTAGTTTAATCCACTTTCTTACAGAATACCCCCTCCACATTTTTTGGAGTAGGATCGCGCAAGGATTGACATTGTTTATTACAGCCCAGAGCCTCGGCACCTTTACTTTTACGTGCCGTCGGCAAAATAGAGTGTCTCCAACACTTTTAGCGGAACATCTTTCCTTGCTAGTCTTGCTTTTACATGAGCTGCAGAGCGACATTATTATAAATACAGAAACGTTCATTGAAAACGGATTTACGGCTAACAGGGGTAGTGTAACCATACAAACAAGCAAGATGTACCGCCCCGTAGCAATCCGCAACATTGATTCGAAGAATGTGTCATTCGTGGTAGGTCAGGCAAAGAGTGGTCGTAATCCGCCCATCAACATCAAGTATGAGGGTCAGAATTTGATGATTGGTCTTCCGCGTATGAGTTTTCCTGGTGGCGCGCTGGTGCGCGAAGGCGACAACGGCACGACGACGTATACGCTCATCGGCACGCTAAAGGGCTGCGATCCTATGGCAAAGGAGCGTGCTCCGGAGAGTGCTGGCGATATTGGTACCTTCTACAACTTCCTGAAGGACGTGGAGGAGTCTATCATTGCGGCTGCCGTGGAGAACAGCGTGAAGTGGTTCGGCAAGCGTCGCTCGGAGGAGGCGGTGCGCGACAGCTTCAAGCGCATTCTCAGCGTCAGCTCTGACAAGGTTGATGGCGAGTACGTGCCCAACGGCAAGTATCCGCCGAGCTTCCGCGTGAAGCTGCCGGTCTACGACAACAAGCTGTCCTGTGCGGTAGAGGACAACCTGAAGAACCCGGTGTACACGACGCCCGAGACACTGACGACTGTCTTCCCGAAGGGTGTGGAGGTGGGTCTGGTAGTGAGCGGTAGCATCTACGTGATTGCCGGCGGCGGCTTCGGTGTCACGTGGCGCATGCAGGCTGCTCAGGTGTTTCCGCAGGCTCGCGCTCGGGTGACGGACTTCTTCCGCTCGGAGGCTGCTCCTGAGGAGGAGGAGGAGACTCAGCAGGAGGAGACGCATGTGGAGGAGGCGGTTCAGCGTCCCTCGACTCCGGTGGATCAGAGCACAACGGCACCTGCTCAGAACGCTCCGGCTCGCAAGCGCCGCTCTGCGCCGGCAACGTAAAATCGACAGGTTTATCAAAAAGCAGAAAAGAGTCATCTAAAAACAAAATAGAATAGTGGTTGGGGTCCACAACCTTTTTTGCCGCATCGCATCCGCTGAGCGCCGAAAAAGACTTTTTACCACATCTTTCGCATTCATAAATAGAAATCCCTTCGTAAAATGTTTGGGGTCTCATAAGCAGAATACCTTGCTTCAAAAACTCGTCATCCACGTTCTTGAAGTCGGAGTTCAAAAGATCCTGGTAAGCTTCGTTGGATAACAGAGACCAAAGCGTAGATTCTTTGGAGACCCATTCATCATTCTGAAACAGGGTCGCAAATGAATTCTCGCGAAACCAAAGAGTCCTAAAAACTTCGGGCTCGTCCGATTCGTGCTCTGCTACGCCTACACGTTTCAAGTTGTCATCGTAAAGGGAATAGACGTTGAGACCATCTTTGGAATACATCGGATCAAATGAGCCTCGGTAAACATCCCGGTCATCATATGACCAGAGTTCTCCCTCTAGGTCGTTGTCGTGGGACGAGATGTCCGGAGACACGTCTTTATAAAGCAAAGTCGGTCTCAGTTTTGAGAACATCTTTACTCAACGTGAAAAGTATATTTAATCAAACTTGACGAAGGTTTTGACATCGTGGCGAGTAAGAGATTTGGTTGCTGAATTTGAAAGCTCGTGGCGCTTCTTTTTGCTATCCATCTTAGATGTCTCCTTAATTTCGGAGAGGCGACCTTCCATATCGGCATGAATAGTGTCGCGGTGTTTTTCCAGATAGTCCAAAACCTCGTCGGAAATTGCCCACTCGAAGAAATTGAGCTGACCTACGGTGGTATCCATATCCATAAACTTGATGCGCTTCCAACGGCAAAACGGGTCGAACATCTTTTTGCTGTAAGCTTTGAGATGGGACTTGTAAGAAAGATAGACTACAATGTGTTTTTGGGTCTTGGTAATATAAGCCACGTTGTACTTTTTAGCATAGTTGGTTGCAAACCAGTCAATTAGTCTCAAAGAAATTTTTGAAGTGCCGTTGAGAATATCGCGGACTTTAGAAAGATTATCGGGATTTCCGTAAAACTTTTCAAGTCGGTAAAGAACCCATTGTTCCTGAGATTGAATTTGCTGCATTCGTTAACTAGAATATTTCACCGGCATTAAAACCCATCATCGTCGCGCTCAATAAAGTAGACTCTCATCTTCTCGTTGATTTCAGAATCGGTAAGCTCAAACACACCATTCTTTGCTATTTTCACAATTTTGCGAACATCGGCAATTCCGCTCAAAATCTTATGGCGATCAAAATACTTTCTGTTCTTCTTAGAGCCGTGCCATAGATGAATGATGGTTCCGGAAGCGTGAGTAATACGGGGTTTCGGACGTTTGCAAAACTCGTCAAAAGCAACTTTCAATGCAGGCTGAAGATACCCATTCGGAAACTTTAGGTCAAACCATGAAGCCACAGAGAGTGTGTCGCCGCTTCCAGTGATTCCGTAGTCAAAGAACCCAACTTTGCGAAACCACGAGCGTCTAAAAGCCCACGCAAAGCCGGGATGCAATGAGGGTTGATACTTTCCGCCTTTTTCACACATCAAAATGGTGTTGCGCTGCTGAACACACTCTTTATACGTTATATCGCTCCAAATAGCACTTTTGAAGGGATGAACTACATCGTGTTTGTTGAGGAGATCGGAAACTTCTGAATACCAGTTGGGATCTGTAAAGATAATATCGGCATCCAAAAACATCAGCTTTGAGTAATACCAACCAATCTTCTTTTCAAGAATTCGGCACAAACGCTCTTTGTGAAACATAAAGCTTTCACCTTTTACGTGGAACGCATTCTTGATTTCGGGGCTGTCATAGTATAACTCCAGAGTGTAGGTTGGAATGTTAGCCAACTTGAGTTTTTCAAGCACGTAAAGGTAGTTCATAAGCATACGCTTGGATTTCGCGGAGTTAAAGTATACAAAACATATCGCCATGTCTCGTTTGCTTGGTTTTGTGTAGCAGCATGGGGCGGGTATATCTAACTTAATTTCTGAACAATCGGTCATTGTTATTACTAATAGACAAAAACGGGTTTATTGACAGCAAACGCAGTAAGATTAGATAAATGAGCCTTCAAGTCAAGGTAGAGACGCTCATACAGACATATGGAGCAAACGACCAGCGAACTGAAGCCTGGCATTTGAAGAGGGGTGAAATGCTTACTGCTTCGGAAATCTACAAGGCTCTACCCGATGCTTCGCCAGCTCTAAGGCATGAACTTATCATGTCAAAACTTACTCCGCGTAAAAAGACGGAGGGACCGGGTCCCTGTGCTCTTTTGTGGGGCACTCGCCTAGAGCCGATAGCAAAGCAGATTTACTGCAGCTTTCACGGGGGTGTTCAAATTGCAGATACGACCTGTATTCCCCATCCAAAAGTTTCCTTCCTGGGAGCTTCGCCTGACGGAATTGTCATTACAAAGGATCCTGAAGATTTTCGTTATGGAAAGCTGGTAGAGTTCAAGTGTCCTATTTCTCGAGAGTTTTCAGAAGACACACCCGTTCCTCCTGCTTATTATCACCAGATGCAGCTCCAAATGGAGTGTACGCAGCTAGAAGAATGTGAGTATGTGGAGATGGGCTTCAAAGAGGTCATGTATTCGGAGTGGATGGATTCTAAGGCGCAACACAAGTCATTCTTCGCAGTTCACGCGGATGGTGAAAAGGTGGTTTACCGAGATGAAAATGATACTCGGGATGTAGCTACTTGGCGTCGAGAGGTGCTGGGCGAAGACGCAAATAATTGGGATATCACTTACTGGTATCTGAAAAACTGGCGAGGACTCATGGTAGACAAGGATCCGAACTGGCTTTCCAAGAATCTTTCCCATATGGAAGAAATTTGGAAAGAGGTTCAGTTTTATCGTGCAAATGAGACACTACCCCCACACCCAAGCGAGAAAAAGACTTTAACGATTTCGCTGTGAATAGGGAAATGAAGTTCGTATTAATTCTGATGATGAAGAATGAAGAAAAAATTCTGAAGCGTTGTCTTGAAGCGGCAGAGAAGGTAGTTGAAGGTTTTTGTATTTTGGATACAGGTTCTACCGATTCTTCAAAAGAAATTGCTCTTGATTTTTTGAAGACTCGCACAGGGTGCTTAACAGAGGATCCTTTCCGCGACTTTGGATACAGCCGCACCAAAAGCTTTGAGAACGCCCAAAAGTATCTTAAAGACAATAACTGGAACCTTTCCGAAACATATGGTCTTCTCTTAGACGCGGATATGGTATTTGTTCCGGGAACTCTTAAGCAGCAAAAGCTAACCGCTATCGGCTATTCAATGATCCAGAAGAACGGATCTATGGAATATTTCAACGCGCGCCTCGTTCGTATGGATCATCCTTGGAAGTGCGTGAGTGTTACACACGAATACTGGGATGGCATCCCTCAACGTCTTCCCAAGAGCACTTGCTTTATTGACGATAAGAATGATGGGGGTTGTAAGAGTGATAAGTTCGAGCGTGATAGGCGTCTGCTTGAAAAGGGACTTGCTGACGAACCGACGAATGTTCGTTATATGTTTTACCTGGCTCAGACGTACAAGTCTCTTGGAATGTTCAAAGAAGCAATAGCAATGTATCAAAAAAGAGTTAATGCAGGCGGATGGCAGGAAGAAGTATACTATTCGCTCTATATGATTGGCGATTGTTATTTATGTACGAAGGACATTTTTAACTTTGAGTGCTACATGCAGATGGCGCACAAGTACAGACCTTGTAGAGCTGAGTCTATCTACAAGCTTGCCGAATTTTACCGACTTGTCGGTGAACACTACAAGTCGTATCACTACATTCAACTGGGGCGCAAGATTCCATTTCCTAACGAGGATGTGCTCTTTATTGAAACTAATGTTTATAACTTTCTTTTTGATGTTGAGGCGTCTATTGTGGAATACTACGTTCATCGCGAGCGTGGACTAACTAGCTCTGTTATTGCCATGCTAAAAACTACGGAGTATAACCAACTGATTGTTTCGAATATGAAGTATTACGCGCAACCAGTCGCGATCGAAATCCAGAATCTTGACATTCCAAGAGTATTCGGCGAAGATTTCAGAGCTTCTGCAGTGTCATTGGCAAACTACCCGCTGGCTAATGTTCGCTTCGTAAACTACTGGATTGACAATGGAGAATACAAGACAAAACATGGATGCGACGTTCAAACGCAGAATGCTTACATGAACATTGAAACTGGGGAACTTCTCAAAAAGATGGAGGATGCTTCCGTATCTCTTCCTCGATTTCCAACAAACGTAAAGGGTCTGGAAGATGTGCGCCTTTACAAATTTAATGGAAACCTTCGGTTTACGGCAACTTCTGTGCGAGAATACGAAGAAGGTATGGTTCGTGTTGTAGACGGACAATATAATGAGACCTTGGGAACTTACTCAGACGTTTCAGTTCTCAACTCTCCGAATGATAATCCTTGTGAGAAAAACTGGCTGCCCATTGAGAATACGAATAAGTTTATTTACAGATGGTTTCCTCTAGCGATTGGAGAAAAAACGGGAAGCTCTTTCAATATTATCAAAAACACCCCCGTTCCGAACATTTTTAGTTTATTCCGAGGCTCTGCCCCTCCGATTCGGTTCAACAACAACTTCATGGCGCTCGTTCACTTTGGAGAGTATTCTAAAATCCGGAACTATTTTCACTGCTTCGTTGAGCTATCCGAAGACCTTTCGGTAATTAGAATGTCTGCGCCGTTTGTATTTGAGAAGAATGGAATTGAATACTGCGTGTCATTCCGCAATACTGAAAAGTCTTTTGTGGAATGCTATTTTAGCAGTATGGATTGCCATCCTAAAAAGGCAATCATAGACCTAGAGAAGATTATGTGGTTTAAATTTAACAATGACTCCCCCATTGAAGAAGTCCCTACCATAAAATATCCTCCAAACGCGGATGTTTACTGGGCCGGGTATATGAGCGAGTTCTACCCCGACAATGCTATGGAGAACTACGTAAAGCATTCTATCCGCACTCAAAACTTGAACTTACAATTGATTATTGCGAAGTGCGATGGTATATCCAACCATGACCATTTTTATACGGAAGAACGCAAGTTTGAGCATGGGTTCTTAATGAAAGATAGTGAGTTTGACGAACTGGAAAGGCTGACGCAGAACAAAAAGCCGGTCATTTGTATTCTATGTTCTCGCGGACCCCACAGAGACAACATGCTTTACCTACCGCTTGATGATAATACATTTGACAAGGGTCTGAACATTCCTAATAGCATACCCTGGGATTCTCGCCAAAGTATCGCGTTTTGGAGAGGCAGTGCTGCGGGCTACGATCCGGTAATCTTACGTCTACAAGTCGTACAAGAGCTCATGGACCACAAGTATTCCGACGTAAAACTTAGAAAGTGGTGGGGTTGGGAAGATCGTAAGTCAATTTCTGACGAAAAGTATTTTGGGAATGGATGTGTCATAGAATACTTTACCAACTACAAGTACATCCTTATTATTGATGGAGTCATGATTTCGTCAAGTCATCAGTGGGTATTTGGGAGTGGAAGCGTGCCGATTATGGTCACGCATCCCGAAAATGAGTACTGGTTCAAGAAGTTCCTGAGACCGATGACAAACTATGTTCCCGTAAAATACGATCTTTCAGACCTTAAGGAGAAGATTGAGTGGTTGGTTAATAATGACGATAAGGCAAAGGATATAGCTTCTAAAGCCCTTGCACTATCTCGCTTACTTTTCAGTTCGGATTTCCAGAAAAAGTATGTTGATATGGAACTACGACGCATCGCTGACCTTCCGGCTAGGTAGGCATAAAGGAGTTAAACTGGTTCACGCGAAAGGGTGTCTCAATACCCGGGGGGTTCTCGTAGGGAGGATGAGTAGGTCTGATATGGTTCGTCTCTTGGCGATACGATGAAACTTCATTATCTACCGTAGCCTTCTCGTTAGTGCGGTCAGTGAACTCTGATACAAAGTTCTCGCGATTGCGAAAAATCAGAAATCCAAGTAAAGCCAGACCAGCGGCAATCGCAAGAAGTGCCATGCCCTTCATTTACAAAATGGAATGATATTTTCATAGCCGTTCCATAAGTAAAGTAATGGACGAAGAGAAGGCACTTTCCACCATCAAGGATATTCTTAAAAAACGTGGAGTCGAGGCAGATAGTTTTGAGTCGGTAGCGGGTTCTCTCGATGAGACCAAGATGTACACTTTTGCCCAAGTCCTGATTATCTTCAGCACGAAAACTCGAGTTACCGAGCGCGAGCTGAACAACTTTATCGGTTTTGCGTCTGAAAATAACCACACGGGCGGCATTCTAGTCGTGAGTCCTTCCCGCCCTTCCGAGATGGTACTTAAAGTTCTTAGGAACCACGTGGCTGACCGCACGAATCCACTCGTGCAAATCTTCGAGCTGCGTCACCTGCAGTTTGACATTTCAAAACACCGCAAGGTTCCGCGGCACCGCATTATCACCGACGACGAGCGCACTAAAATGCTCAAAGAGTTCAACATTTCCGGACCGACCTTCTTGCCCAAGATTGACTGCCAAGACCCAATGGCAAAGTGGATTGGAGCACGCCCCGATGATGTGCTGGAAGTGAACGGGCTCTGCGAAAGTTCCGGGCTGAACAAGCGGTTCCGATATTGTGTGGCAGATGTAACAAATGGATAGCCAATTTAATACGCTGATTCGGAGCTACCACGATAACTTTTTAGAACATCGTGTCACGGGCGAAGACAGACACAAGACCAGCTACGAAGGTGCCCGCGAAGGAATTGAAAACATCTTGAAAAACTTGAACGATGACGTTCAAAATAAGCAGATTGCCCTGTCTGATTTCTACCGATCGGGTGTTCGGGATAACTTAAGAGAACTAAAACAAAGTTTAGCCGAACAAAACGACATTCAAATAGCAGCCCAAAAGCGCCAAGAGGGAAAAGGTGCTCTGAGATGGCAGTATATTGGACTAGGTATTTTGGGTGCGGCTACTCTAGGCATGCTCGCTCTCTGAGGTAGCCCACACAGATACGATTCCAGAGTCCGACGCCTTCCAAAGAAACTTAGACGAAATTTGTCCTGACGTTTCCCCTGAAATAATAGCCTTTGATACAGCAGAGTAGATATGTGTCGTCTGATGTGTGTCGTTAAGACTATTCAGCATTCTCAAACCGGCAAACTGCGTATTGTGTTGCGGCGGGCGACAAGTCCAAGAATCGTATCCGCTCGCACAGGATACAACTAAAGCCAAAAACATGGAACGTATCATTTTATTATTGTAGCATCCTAGCGTTTAACTCTTACACTATGAATAGTCGCTTTTTGAGAAAGATTCCCCCGCCTTCCATTGCAGAGCTGTTTGTCACAAAAACAAGGTAGACAATTAGGAAGCAAAGACAAATCAGCGAAAACAGGTAGAAGTAATACATGGAATATGCGTCTTTTAGCTTATCAGCCTTGTCTGCCTGGATCAGTTTTAGGGTCTTGATTTTATCTTCAGACTGCGATATCCTATCAAACTCCTGCTGGTGAGCAATTAAATCCGCTTTCAGTTGCTCAATGGTGGTGTAGTCAATATCTTGCTTCTTGTCAGCTAATACCTTGAGAAAGTTCCGAACCAGAGAGCTCATTTTGGAATTGGCATCCAGCACCTTTTGAACCTCTCCTCCCCTGATAGCAGCTGATAAAGCCAGTGAATACTCCTGCTTCAACGAAGCGTATTCCTTGGTAAACTCGTCCATTACTTTTTACAGAACTAAAAAGTAATGGATGACGCCACAAACGGCATCAATGAAATTGTAACTACGCAACTAGCAAAAGTCCAGCAGTGGATAAATGTTCCGGGCAACCTAACGAAAGTTTCATCTTCTGTTGGGGGCTTTGTGTGGGGCTACAATGGGGATAGCAAGTTGTTTTACTGCCAGATACCTTGCACGGGTAATTGGAAAGAGGTGGATATAGGAGGAAACAAGATTTTTGATTTGGCTACCGATATTTCAAATGTTTACATTCTAGTTGAGGCTCCTAATGGGCAAAAGAAGCTCTATATCAACCCAATCGTATCAAACGACGAATGGAAAAGCGTCCCTGTCTTTTCTGAAGCAAACAAAATCTTTTCCACCCATACATTCATTTGGGCACAAGACGGATCGAATAAAAAGCAGAGATGTGCGAAGCCTTGTACCACAGGTGGATGGATATCTTCCACAGATACGCGGGTCAAAATTACATCTGCGAGCGAGAATGCCTTGTATGGCGTAGACGTGTTTGGAAACCCCATGAAGAGTGACGAAACGTTACAAACTGGATGGAGTCCGGTGGGAGAACTGGCGGGTCGTAAGCTTACTTCGTTGCTGGGTCAGATTGACAACACGGCTCTATATGGTGTGGAAAATAACGGGCTAATACGCGAAGAGGGAAACAAAACGGCTCCGGTGACTACTTATGGACAGACCCCGTTAAATGTGACTCCCGATACTATTCAGGGCGACGTGTGGCTAACAACAGAAGGGCGTGGCAAGATGGGTAACATCTTCAATAAGCTGGACAAGCCGGACTACACTTCCATTATGAACAAAATTACCCCTCTAGATTTACAACGCGACCAAATTGTAGAAGATGCTAAAGCGGAGTATGCCAAGCAGGATAGAATCACGGGACTCAACAACAGCCTCAAGGACTTCGTGAATTTCTTTTATGAGAAGCTTGGAATCGCCAAAGATTCTTCTAAAGAGGCAGAAAGCAAAATTAGCGACCTTCAGAGTGATATTAAAAACACACAAGATGACATCGAAAATATCATTCAAATGCAGCCAGTGGTAGAAATTTTGTTTTTGACCCTTTTGGTAGTATTTTTCATGTATATTGTTGCCGGATTTATCGGAAAACTCGTTCATACACTCGCTGCCATAGTGCTTATAGCGGGATTAGTTTATGCTTTAACTAATAATGAGCGATCGTTTTTTTAATCCTCAAGTAGCGGCTCAAGGTAATCCTACCTGCGATGCTGAGTGTATGAAGAAAAAAGAACTTGACGGGCTAAAAGCTGCCATGGAATCCGCAACAACGCCCGAAGACCGCGAAAAAGCTCGTCTGGCTTACTATACGAGAATGTACGGGCAAGAATGGCTTCAAAAGGAAAAGGAACGCATCGCCAAAGAAGAAGTGGAGCCGATGTTGATGGACTACAGAACCAGATTTGACGCTCTCAAACAACAACAGAAGACTCAGTCAATGTTTGTGACCTTGATGAACCAGAACATGAGCGATTCACATTTTGTAGATGAGAAGCTCAGGAAACAGCAGTCCAATACAAGTGCGCTTGTGCGTCTCAACGAGCTAACGCCGACCGAAGCATACTTCTGGTTCTTTCCCATGCTTTTGGATATTCTTTTGGTTGTTCTGGGTCTCGTAGTACTCTATCTGGCTTACATAAAGTTTGGTAAAATGTTTAAGTCGGCTGATGTGTCTGAATCTATAGCCTAATTTTATGGTCTTGAAACAAATGAATGTGGCGTATATTTTCCTCGCCGTGCTCGTATTTTTGATGTATAGCATAACGCTATGGCATTCCAGCACCGAGCACTTCGATAACGAACACTCCGAAACATTTGAAGACACCGAGGAAATCTACGACGATAACTATGCTTCAATTTACGATGCGCTTTGGAACTCGCGGGAAGTCAAAAAGTATGAGCAAGTAGCCATTCAAGAAATGGCTCTGGCAGAGCGTCCTACGTCCAGCGTCAAGGTTCTGGATTTATGCTGCGGAACTGCCCCCCATGCCTGCTTTTTTACTGGGCTCGGAGTGGACTATTTAGGTGTAGATATTTCCCAAAGCATGCTCAAAAAAGCAAGAGAGGAGTGCCCTTCGGCTACCTTTCAGAAAGGCGATGTAACCCAGCTCCAAATGTTTTCGCCCAAGTCGTTTAGCACATGTATCTTGCTGGGATTCTCCATCTACCAATTTGCGAATCCCAAGATTGTGTCAGACAACGTGTTCCACTGGCTCCAACCCGAAGGCTTTTTTGTAGTTCACCTGGTGGACCCCGACAAATACGACCCTTTACATGACCTGTCTTCGCCATTCGCAGCCTTTTCCCTGCAAAAGTATTCGCTCGAGCGCCAAACTTCTTCCGAAATCTTTTTTGACCTCTTCAAGTACGTTGGTCGCCTCAACAAAAAGAAGAACGCCGATAATGCCATTTATGAGGAGACCATGACCTACTATGACGCCGCCAACAATAAGGGTATCAAGTATCGCGAAAATAAGCACCACTGGAACATGCCATCCAAAGAGCGAATGATTGATATCATTAAATCTTCCGGGCTGAGACACGTGGAAAGTCTGGATTTAGTGCGTTGCGGAAAGGAGTATCAATACTTAGTCTTCTTCACGAAGTAATGGACGTTCATGATCCGCGCACCATTGTAGATTTCCAGAGGTTCACATTTTCCGGACATCTACGATCCCACGTATACAAGGTTTTAGAAGAAAATATTAAGTTGGGGCACGCAGATTACGCTTGTTACTGGGCGTTAGAACTTTTGTGTTCAGGAATCGTCCATTCCATGTGGAGCACGTTTTTTGACTCAGCTGTCTCCCACATTAACCGCGCGGCTCCCAACTCTCTACTTTACCTGCTAAAAATGTATGAAAAGTTTGCGGCATACGAAGCGAACTATTCCATAATGTCCATGACCGACATGCGCAACAACAAAGAAGTTCGTATTTTAGTGTGCGAAGTAGCAGCTTCTCTTGCTACGTGCCGAAAGCATAAGCTTCCTTCTAGACCCCGTATCAAACCCGAACACGATTTTCAGCAAATTACGATTCAGGAAAACTTAAAGTCTCCATCTGCCAACTATGCTCGCCCGCTAGTTAAGTCAGAAGACCCATTTGAAATTTACGTTCCTTTTAATGAGTTTGTGTATTGCTTGAGACAAGAAAGCAGAGACCTTTCTAGAGCTCTGTATTGGGTATCTTGGATCCTATGTTATGCGAGCCAATACAAAAAGCAAAATAAAAATATATTAAATTGTGCCTTCCGCCCCAATCCTTACGTAGATGACAAGTTTGCCAGAAATGTGGTCTGGCTTCTATGGGACGCCGCAATCCAAAGCTCCAAGATGACTCCCATTGAACCCTATGTCGATGCTCTATTCAAGTTCCACTGCTTAAGGTGGAACTACGGCGTCCTCAAATCCAGAATTTGTTTTCTGACAAATGCCATCCAATTAATCTGTGAAAGCAATACGTTAGATATCCACTATTCTGTCCCCCACAATATCACTGCTATTCACGATCTAGTAGAAAACATTCCGCAATGGATTTCGGCTATTGTGATGACCCAGCGGACCTTTTCTCAATAATAGATAAACATGTTCTCCAAGAAGCTCAAATACACTCTTGCGTATGCCCTGGCGTTTTATGTCGTTAGCTCCCCGTTCACGTTTCGCTTCGTGAACAGCTTAGTAGAGCCAGTTCTTCAAATCAAGACGGTCGAGGGTTCTTGCCCCACGCAAGCCGGGCTTGTGCTCCACACGATTGTGTTTGCCCTTGTATCCTACTACGTGCTATGTGCCCTATAAAATGGATTTAATTAACAAGATAATAGAAAGATCATAGGACGCAAATGCGCGTTATGATCTTTGATACCGAAACGACAGGACTACCGAAGAATAGTACTCCGGCTTACAATGCCCCGAATAACTGGCCGCACTTGGTATCAATTTCGTGGGCTATACTTAACTCAGAGACAAACGCAGTTGAGAAAGAGCGGAGCTACATTGTGTATCCGGAAACATGGGTTATTCCTGAGGATTCCACCGAAATACATGGCATTAGCCACCTACAAGCAGTGGAGCAGGGTGTTCCTCTAAAAAATGTGATGATTGAGTTCATCAGCGAGAACTATGACATCATGGTCGCGCACAACATGAACTTCGACGAGAATGTTCTGGTTAACGCAATTCGCTGGGACATGGCGACTCTGTTCGAGGGCTTTACGAAGCCTCGCTACTGCAGTATGAACCTGACTCGCTCCATGTGTAATTTGAAGTATCACAATAGCTGGGGTGGCACAAAGCCGCCCAAGCTGAAGGAACTATACGAGATTGTCATGAAGAAGAAGCCGGACGAGACTAAACTTCATTCTTCTGAGTACGATGTAGCTGTCCTGGTAGAAATCGTTCAGAACTGCGAGCAACTGCGTAAGAAACTGGGTTTCACGCAGGACGCGGTAGAAACTACTAATGGACTACTCAAGAACGTCCTTTACATCTGAGCCTTCGAAGCCCATACAAAAATCAAATACAACATTTATTTGGGGATCGGATGGCTGGTGCTACGTGCCAGAGCTCAAATTGAGACAGAAATACACAGAGCACAAATACCTTTTTGAGTCGTGGGAGGGCACTATTCCTCCTCCATTGCATTTGGAGAAAGTTGAGTGGTATCTATATTCTCGGTCGCCGAGGTGCTGGAGAGAAGCGTGTGAGGCTTCCGACGAAATATTTGTAGAATCCAACTCCACCAAGACACAGGCTCTTCAACGTCCATAGCCATATCCATCGCGTCTTTGTTGAGACTTAAGAAACCTTTCTTCTCAACAAAGAGATGGTCGTTCTTGATGTTTTTTACGTTGCTTTAGCGACAATCGCTGTAATGGTTCTGCTTCAAATTTCTACTTTTCTGGTGACTCGTATGATGTTCCCCCCCGAGCCCAAGATTGTTTACCGAGATGTCATGCCCCAAATGCCGCCGCCCCAGCCGCAGATGCAGGCTCAAATTTACATCCCGCCCACCGTTCAGCCCCCCGCGCCGACTTTAACACAGCAGGCGCAACAAGAGGTAAAGCTGCCCGAATATGAGCCTCGCCAGCAAGCTTCTGACTCAATACGACTGGACCCCCAACTACCGCCTGGTCTTGCGGAAACCCGTCCCGACGGGACTTGAAATGACTAAAGTTCCACAATCTAACGGAATATCTGGATGGATTGTTCTGACTTATGATAACGCCATTCCCGTGTGCCTTTGGATAAGCACACAGGAGTGTCGCAAGATTCCCTTGATTGTCGACGAGCGTCTTTGCGGAGACACTTTCTTTAAAGTGGAAAAGGTAGGGCTCCTAGATTTTGTTGTAGCAGATATTTGGATGTACAACTCTAATTGCGTCTTTGCCTGCTCCACGTTTCAGCAGAGATACGAATGGCTTGCCGACCTGCTAAAAATGTTTGTATTTTGCGTTCCCGGAGTAACTGCGAGGCTAATTCATAAGTCAGACTACGACTTCAAAACCACGAAAGGATACGAGTACCACACAAACGAGACTCCGGGAAAGCAAGGGTATTTTGAAGACTTATTTCAAATGTTCAAGGTTGTGAGCCTAAATATTTCGGACTGCTTTGAAGTGAACGGCAAAGGATACTTGAAAGTTCCAGACCTAAAAACCTCGGACTATCTGCGTTCAAAACCTAAAGAGTTTGAAGCAAGATGTTCGCAGAACGAGGACGGGTCCTGGACGCTAACAGAAAACATTCCCGACGTAGATTAATAAATGCCCCGGAAGGCAACTAAGAAATCGGCAAGAAAGACTCGTCGCCGCCACCGCGGCGGATTTTACGGAGCTACTGGTGCGATTGCCCCGGGTGCGATGCAATGGTCTCGCGGCTCGGAGATGGGCGACTACGCGATTTCCGATCGTGGAAGAAACACGAGCACGCAGATTGGTGCCCGCCGCCGACGCAAGACCCGCCGCCGCCATCGCGGAGGACAAAAGTTCGGGGCTGTTTACGCTTCGTATCCTGGAACGGGCGCTCGTGGAATCGCCGACTACGTGGCAGGAACCCACAAGCCCGGCATTGCGGCTCTGGGAGACTTCAACGATTACAGCGCTAAGCCCGGGGACTTCCGCCAGTTCATGAAGGCGGGAACGTATTAATTTTCATTGTTTCTTACAATAAGATGATGACTGACAGCGTTCTAGCACTTGCTCTGTTTGCGGGCATGTCCTACTACTTAATTCAGCGTAAGCTTGCTTCTATGATCGTGTGGGTGGTCGTAATTTACCTGGTAGCTTCCCAGGGTGCTCGTCTTTCGGACACGCTTTCTGTCATTGTTGGTCTGTTGGGCGTCTACCTCATCAGCATGATCACTATGCGGACTTGGGAGCACTACGAGAACGAGGAAAAGGAGTCTAAGCCCGAAGGAGCTCCCGAAAAGACGCATGACCCGCACGTTGATGTGGGCACCACCATCCTACATGCATACCGCAACCTGACACCCGAACAGCTCGGCGGAATGCGCCGGGACACCAAGGAACTGATGGAGCTTCAAAAAGAGCTGATGGGGTCGCTCGCCGAGATGAAGCCGGCGATTGAGCAGGGTGCCGAGCTCTTAAAGACGTTTGGAACCTTCTTCGGAAAGTCCGAGGGAAGTGCGTAGACGCTCCATTCCATCAGCGTAAACGTAGACATGGTAATCTGAATCATTAGTGGAAATAAAGGGGCCGCCTACGGATCGCACAATTCGCGTCCAGTCTCTGACTTCGTGCGACAAAATCATGAACTTTATCCAGTCAAACCATAGCATGATACATTTATACAACGAGATGCTGGTAAAGACCGAAGGAGCTTCGTTGTTCCAGAAGCACATCGCAATGGCGCTGATGGGTGACACGAGCATCTCAATCCACAAAAACAGGCGCTCGTGTAAAGTTTCTTTTACAAACTTCTTTTGGAGTTTCACAAATTCGTCGGCGATTTCAAAGAACGAATGCGAATTCATTACGAAGTAGCTACCTACTAATGAATTCATTCTCTGCTTTAGCTGTCGTGATGTAGGAATCATTCACGCTATTACAAATCCTTGAACAGGAAATTTCTCCTGTTTAATCGTGATTGGGTCCAAGATAAGCCAATTTGCGTTTGAGTATCCAGACGCCGACTCTAAATACTGAGAGTCCACAAAATCGCCAACGCGAACTTGACTATTGACAGCGCTCGTCATGTCTATAATTTTGCCGTCTACAAGCTCGGCGCCAATCCAAAGCCAAGGAAGCTTATTGGGCGAAACAATCGGGCGTTCCCGATTTAGCATCTTGTAAGCCGTGCGAGAACACCAGAGGCAGTTTTTGAGAATCCAAAACAGCATTTTATTTTAATAGGTGGAACTTGGTGAAAGTGGCATTGGGCTGTGTCCGGCTAAAGGACCCAGGCAGTTATCGGCGTTCATCTTGTTGTCGCAAGTGAGACCCGTGAATCTCTCGTGCACCATGCGGTCAAGTCCGAGTCCTAGCGAAATGGAGGAGGCAAGAGCCACCATGATGAAGGGAGTTGCCACAATCGCCCACGAAACGACGCCCAGCTCAACAGAGCACAGAGCATCCAGAATCACCACGCCCGCAATCGCCATCACGCCCTTAATCAGAGCCGTGGCAAAGAGACCTAACGAAAGGTCAAGACCTACGTGAATGGAGGTATACACCAAGTAGAGAAGGGCGGGAGGGCACAGCGAATCAATGAAACGCATCTTCAGGGTATTTACATTTGAAACAATAAAAAATGGGCGACCCTCTGGAAATGATTTGTGAACTCTCCGGATGCTCTCGTGAGGAGGCTGAGCCTGTTTTTGCTGAAACGAAGGACGTGGTTGAGGCTGTAGATCGCCTTATGAAAAAGACGGAGTTGAAGTCGCAAAAGTATATTCCATCCAAGCCGGAGCAAGTTTTGACTGCGCAGCAGATAGAGATCAAGAAAGTCAGAGAGGTTATGAAGCAGATGGATGATCGGCGAGGTCCTACTTCGTTAAATCTACCCGCTCGCTGTGAAGGAGACGCGCAGCCAGCCCTCCCCGAATCCACGGCTCAATAAAGTAGCCATCATTGACCATATCATCCTTCTTTTCTTGAATCAGAGGCTCAAATACGGGGAACTGCTTGTCGGTAACCGTCTGAATACTCTTGCGATTGGCAGTAGAGTGTCCGAAGATAGCTCGGCTTTGGTCCTCGATTCCCTCAATGTTTCCAAGTCCTAGAAACGGAGTTGTCGCGAAAGGGCGGGGAAAGACTTGCTTAGGACCCTTGACTTTTGCGGTTCCGGGAGAGCCCCAGAGCAAATCGTTTTGGGTATCAATGCCGCACCCTCCTTCAGGAGAATTTCCGAAGTTTCCGCGGGGAATAAGTCCAGGCGCAAAAGCAGCTCCCTGGACAGCCCACGCATTTCCGCATCCGGATGGCGTCGCGGATTTAAAATTGGCATTGTCTGACCTATGTCTAGGTTCATCTCTTGCCGAATTTCCTTGGCGCGAGTTTCCATAAAACAACGGAAGTCCAAAGTTAGAGGACATCTCTTTAACAATGATTTAGAAAGTAAATGTATGTTTATCATTATAATGCCCTGGGGTTACCACCTAATGCTTGACTGCGCTCGCTGCGTCCCGTACACAATCCGGAACAAGAACAACATTGGTCTTTTCGCGACCACTCTGGTCACCAAAATCAACATGGTTCCGTTCGGACCTCCTACCATCCAACACTTTGGCACCGGAGACAAGTCTGGATACACCATGATTCAACTTATCGAGACATCTAACATTGCCGCTCACTTCTGCGAGGAGACGGACGACATGTATCTGGACGTGTTCAGTTGTAAGTCTTTTGACCCGCACGACGTGGAACTCGTGGTAAAGAAGTTCTTTTCGCCGGGACATATGAATCGCACGTTTTTAAGTCGGCAGGCGAACCAGCAGTACGGAAGTTCCTTTGGCTCATACGAACTGAGCTAAACGCTCGGTAATCACTCGCTTTACGATTTGAGTCTGCTTGGTAGTTTTATATTTGTTTATCCAGTCGACGTCGCGATAAAACGTTTCACGCAATGCATTATCCCAGTATCCCTTATTTATGATGAGTAAGTAAGTATTTAGTAGAACCTTGTAGTTTTGAATAAACTCTTCCCTTGACTTTGGGTTTTTTACCAGGGGACCGACTTCTATTCCGCAGTGGTAGAATGCCGCAGCCAGAGCTCCGCCATGACACATTCCATCGTCTTCTTTGTATATTAACTGGCACTCATACGTACCCCAAACATCATTATTATCATTTATGTAGACGTAGTGACCATCCTCAGTGTTTCCTTTGAAACAGATTGTGTTTCGGTAACTTCCATCGGGTCTTGGACCTTTTCCATCCAGCCAGTTATCGTCATACACATCTTTCTTTTCAGAGATAATGGTATCGCCACACCCTGCTTGGTCCAAGACAAGTTTTAATGTGTCGGGGTTCATGAACTGCCACATATTGTCATACATCTGATCGCGAAATGTATTGGTCAATAGCCGTTTCCTCGGATTGGTAGGCATATTTATACACCTAAAACGGAAAATTCGCAAGACTCCGAAAAGGAACCAAATATAATGGTGTTCCTGCAACCATGCGACTGGCTTGAAAGTGATTCCAACTTCAAGTATGTCGTAGACTTATTTGGGCGGACGCAAGATAACGAGGTGGCTAAAGTTAGATTGACAGGCTTCCGCCCCTACTTTTATTTGAAGAGCAGTTCCGAGTCGACGGAACAGCTTCACAACGCTTTAGAGAAGTATTCGCAGAAGCGGATGAGCGACATGAAACTTTCAAAGGAGTTGAAGTTGGACGCCATGCGCGGATTTACGGACTTGGCGCCCATCAAGGTTTGGAAGCTGAGCTTCCCTGCTTTGTGGATGCTAAAGGTCGCGGTGAAGACCTTGAAGCAACCAGAGTTCCGAGTCAACGGGCGCCAAGTTTACCAAGAGGACATTTACGAGAGTAACCTGCCCCCTTACATTCGCATGTTTCACGAGCTGGATATCGCCCCTGCTTCGCCTGTGGAGTTTGAGGCAGAGGATTATGAGCCCGAGGAGGAATCTAACGTGGATGTTTATTACGTTCTGGACTACAAGGACTTGAAGCCGGCTCCTCAAGTAAACATTCCTCTTTATGCGTGCGCCTACGATATTGAGACTTACTCGGACACCGGCAACTTCCCTGTAGCTACCAATCCTCTGGACGAAATCATTCAGATCGGAGTCAGTTTCCGCTACACAAACGATCTATTGAAAAACTGTAAGCGCTTCGTCTTCGTGAATCGCGAGTGTGCTCCTTCAGCAGACCCTTCGGTCCAGTTTGTGAGCTGTATCAGCGAACGACAACTTCTGGACCAGTTCCAAAAGTGTATTCATCGCGAGAACCCCGACATTATCTCGGGCTACAATACATTTGGCTTTGATGACGGATACGTGGCAGAGAGGGCAATCAAGCATAAGCTGTATTTGAAGCTAGGTCGTGCTTCCATAAGTCAGTGGAACGTATTGGACCTGGACAAATACGCTGTGACTGAAAAGAAGACCTTTGAGCTCGCGAGCGGAAAGTTTGAGGTTCGCTACCTCCAGGTTCCTGGGCGCTTGTGCATTGACCTTTTGCTGAGTGTGCGTCGCGAGCAGAACCTGGACTCTTACAAACTTGATAACGTGGCTACCACTTTCCTGCGCGACAAAGTTCTGAAATTTGAGAAGCTCTCGGACAATAAACTCAAGATTACGACTAAATCAACTCGCGGTTTATTTGTGGGCAACCTAGTCCGCTTCGACATTGTTACCAACACCATCAACCCTTATCGTGAAGGCGAAAAGTTTGAGGTCACTGAAATTGAGGGCAAGACGTTTACGATTGTATCGCAGAAGCCAGTTCTGGAAGAGCTTTCTGCGGACGAGAAGACTAAGTTGGAATGGTCTTTCGGCAAGGACGACACTTCGGTGGTGGAAATGTTTGAGTCGCACAATGGCACGCCCGAAGACCGAGCCAAGATCGCCAAGTATTGTATCCAGGACTGCGACCTGGTCCTGACGCTGATGGCGAAACTGGACACGATTGTCAACGCGCGCGGAATGGCGGACGTGTGTCGGGTTCCCATTCAGTACATCTTTCTGCGAGGGCAGGGAATCAAGATTTACTCGGCGGTGGTGTACAATGCTTCCAAGCGCAACCAGATTATTATGACGCAGGGTGGGTTTGAGGGAGACTCGTCTTATGAGGGCGCGATCGTGCTGCCCCCCAAGATCGGCATGTATCTGGACCAACCTATTCCCGTTCTTGATTTTAACTCCCTGTATCCCTCGAACATGATTGCTTTTAACCTATCGCCAGACACGCTGGTTTACGTAAAGAGGTATGATGAGCGGGGCAAGAAGATTTCGCAGGAAGGTCCAGATGGCGATGACTTGAAAGCAAAGGGATATGTCATCGATGAGATTTCCTATGACTCTCACGACCCCGAGGGGCGCACGACGTGTGGGTTCGTTCAGCCGACGTCTGATCCTCGCACAATCGGGATGCTGCCTATGACGCTGGACATCCTGCTTAAAAAGCGAAAGGAGACGCGAAAGTTGATGGAGACGACGGAGGACGAGTCTCAAAAATCAGTGCTGAACGGACTCCAACTTGCCTACAAAGTTGTTGCTAACTCGGTGTATGGTCAAGCGGGCTCGCGAACCTCGGCTATTCGCAAGATTGAGGTGGCGGCTTGTACGACTGCGGCAGGGCGCGATCGCCTCCAGTTCGCCAAGAGCATTATCGAGACCGAATACGATGGTGAGATTGTTTACGGGGACACGGACTCCATCTTCATCAAATTCAAGACCACATCTTTATCCGAATCCATTGAACTTGCAAAAAAGGCGGCTGACCGAATCACTTCGCTCTGCCGGCGCCCCTACAAGATTGAGTATGAGAAGACCTTCTACCCCTTCATCCTATTCTGCCGCAAGCGTTATGTGGGCATGATGTACGAGGACGATACCTCAAAGTGTAAGCGGAAGACCATGGGTATTGCATTGAAGCGCCGGGACAACGCGCCTATCGTAAAGGACATCTTCGGGACCGCGCTGGACTTGCTGATGGAGAAGCGGGACATCAAGCTCGCTTTCGATCATGTCAAAAAAATGCTGGTGGACGTCATGCAGAACAAGTTTCCGCTGGAAAAGTTTGTGATTACGAAGCAGCTGCGGGACGATTACATTACCGAAGTTCCTGACGAAGTTCGTCGCCACAGACCTGGCGACGGAAAGTCAAAACCCCATCAACTTAATGAAACAAAAGCATCATTCAATCTTATCAAAGACTATGCTGTCAAGCACGGACTTCATCTTCCAAACTCTTCGATTGCTCACAGAGCACTCGCTGACCGCATGGAGCAGCGGGACGCTGGCAACAAGCCTCAGGTCGGGGACCGGCTTTCGTTCGTGTTTGTGGCTGGTCGCACGGGCAAGCAGGGCGACCGCATTGAGCACATCGACCATGTGAAAGCCAAGAATCTTAAGGTGGATACGGAGTTCTATATCACCAACCAGATTCAGAATCCACTGGCTCAGCTGTTTGCGCTGGCGGTTGAGCAGCTAGACGGATACAAGCCGCGCGTTTACCGGGAGTATCCTGACTTGGACGAGGAGCAGCAGACGTTGAAGACGCTGGAGCAGAAGGAGAAGGACTTGGACTCCATGTTGTTTATGGGCGCGTCCTATTTGAACAAGCACAAGCGCGGAGCTATGGACAGATTCATTATCCGCTCGTAGCCGTTTTCAAGAAAGACTCTTAGTCATGTAAATGAATGACACAATGCTGAATATCATTGAAGGACTGGTGGAAAGCCGGCAGAACTTTTTGAATGATCGCACAATTCGCGCGATTCCTTTTCACCAGCGAGGACAAAACATTTATCGGTTCGTCCTCAATGAGCACTATATTCTGGAAACAGCCAGTCGCATTTACAACAACAACCTGGCTATTCGCAACGCGGCGGCGACTCTGATTACATTCAATATGCCCAACGTGAACGAAACGACTTTTATGGACCCGGTGATCGTGTCGGCTACGCGCGAGCAAATTACCAGTTCGCTGGAAGACTGTCCAAACGCCACGCACCAGTGCTCTATCTGCCAGGAAGCGAATAACGCCACAAGTGCGCGCATGCGGCAGTGTGGACACATTCACCACCGCCGGTGTATTGAGGAGTGGCTGGCTATGAGTGTTCGGTGCCCGGTGTGTCGCCACGATATCCGCGAAGCGGGTCCGACAAACCAAACATTTTTTGCCGCATCACAAACATCTTCTCCACCGGCAAGCCAGTAGGTGGGACACTATACTTGGGTATTACATCTGACTCACCATACTGGGCTCGGTGCATCATTCGCCGCACATCATGTTGGCACTCTTTCAACAGCTGCGAAATGTCTTTGCCCGGAAACAATGTTTGTAAATCAGTCGCTCTTGGGGGGAAGCATCTTAAACACTCAATCGACTCCGAGTTTCTCTTGAAAATGGTGGGTAGCTCATTACCGGTACACAGAATAGGCACCTTGCGATCAGAATCTTTGATCCAAGCCATTATCTTGCTTTGGGCGTGCGGATCGCTGCCATCTACTTCGTCAAAGATGACGCACGTCTTGCGCTTGGGTTGCCCAAGAAGCAGAGAATGGATGTTTACTGCGGACCTACACGCGTTCTTAATTTTTTCCACGTCTTCGAAGGAGCGGATAGAGCGAGAAGCATTGATTTCCAAAGGGTCAAAACCACAGGAGCGGGCGGCGCACAGAGCAAGCGTGGTCTTGCCGATTCCTGGAGGACCACTCAACATAATAGCCTTTGAAAAGGTGTCTGAGCCCAGGTATTTTTTCAGGGATACTTTGATTTCGTCGTGGCCCACAACTTCTTCTAAGGTGGTGGGGCGCAACGTTTCGGAGTCCATTAATGCTTTATCTTAGTATTGTGTAAGTCTTGAAAAGCCTACGACAGAGTAATATTCTGAGTATATTGTCCTTGGAAGTCGTTGAATGCTATCACAACAGGATAGGTTCCTACATCGTATTGTCTAGTAGTAGAGCCACTACCGTTGCCGGACTCGTCTATTATTCCAGTACCATTGCCTGACCCGTCTGTTATGCCATTCTCAGTATCGTCACCGTCGACTGTCAGAGTAAACGTGGAGCCCGGATTTGCTCCCGTAATAGAATAGCTGATCCGGGAAGGGAGGCTACCCGATACTTGTGACGGGGTCAGCACTATATTAGTTACATTAAACTCCGGTGAGCCCACAGATTGACCCGGATTCGCGTTCGGAACTATATCAATTCGAACAGCGCCGGAGTAAGAGCCGACAGTGGAGCCACTAGCGTTACCGTCTCCGTCAAATTCCACCATTCCAGATTCAGTATATCCTTCCGGCGCAATTTCGTAAGCCTTCCAATAACACTTTGTGTTCGGATATCCTTTGGTGATGGAAAATCCGACCTGGGAAGGAGCGCTACCTGATAGCGGTGCTCCGGTGACCACGCATTCCGCGTTGATACGAAACGGCATAGTTATGGGCTGTCCATCGTCAAACAGCGCAGTAACATAGCCGGGTCCGGCTTGGTATACATCGGTGCTTGTGAACGAATAGTTTCCTTCACCATCTATACTTTCCTGAATGGAAGGTCCGCCGTTGATAGAATACGAAAAACTACTATTGGGCTGTCCACCGTAAACATTCATAACTAGCGTCGAAGGAGCCCAGCTTGAAGAATCAGCGCTGAATATTGCGTTATACGGGTAAATAGTGTAAGACGCCGATTTCGTGGTTCCGTCATCAAACGTTACCGTAGCCGCCACCACGTTTCCGACATCGTATGTGATGTTACCGTTTTGGATATCGCTGCCTGCGGTGTTCAGGGTTCCAGTTCCAGATTCAGCACCAATGGTCCAAGTGTAAGATGTAGTTGGATTTGCGTTTGCGATGATTAATCTAAAGACCGATGGAAGCGACGCGCTTTGCAACATCATGCTCACTTTCGGGTCATACTGCGTCGGCGTAGTTACGTTAGCCGATCCTGAGATCGTGCTATTATTGACGAAAGTTACCGTGAGAGTTACCGCCCCAGCAGGGAACGTCCGTTGGGTCGTGAAATAGCCCATACCGCGACTATCAATAAAGCCATTTGATCCCTCGACAGACAGCGATCCTTGATTCAACCTCCAGCTATAGTATGAGTTAAGAGGACCCCCAGAAATAGTCCAAGTTAGCTTCGAGTTGCTACTGGAGACAACTCCGAAGTTGTCTAACGACGCATTGAAACTACCTATAAACTGAGACGGTCCCGCCATGAACTGGTAGGCAATCACGACGTTGCGCACATCGGACGTCATCGAGTGGTTGTTGTCTACGTTGACCACGGTGCCGTTAGAACCCATGATCTGATACTTCGCATCGGCGCCCGAGGCACCATCCAGCTTGAACGACTTCGTCTTCGTCATGTTGTAGGTCACATAGAGCGTGATAGAGTCTCCTTCTACGAAGCTTACTTGTCTGTAATCGGCAGAAGAACCTTCTAGTCCAAACCCAGACGTGACTGTAGGCGCAGACGAACCCCCCACCGTGCCATTGGAATCAGTGTAGTTATACCAGTAGGCAACCTTGCCCGCCGCGTCTGCCTGCTGGAATAGGTCAAGTGCGTAATCGTTCTGAGCAGGCGAACTCGCATTAGCAGTGGTGCTCTTGATGAAGTTGGGCACAACAGCGCTCGGAAGAGCGGAAAAGTTGGAAGCGCCCAGCGTGGCTTTGGCACTGGTAACAAGTGGCTTCGCAGAAATCGCCGTCATCACCACAGACTTTACAGACTCGGCGGGAATCTGCGATAAGGTAGCCGCGTTCGCGTCGGAGTAAGTGAAGGGCTCGTTGGCAAAATACGATTGTAACGTCCAGAGCGAGTTGTCGCCAGAATCGTCCGTGAACATATACTGAGCCTTGGCATCTGGATCAAGTTTAAGGAAGCGGCCCAGCGCAGTTGAGCTATTGGTATTTGAGGCAGCATCCACCAGGACTTTGGGGCGGAAGACTGCAAAAGGATAGCTCTGTTGCGAGCCGTTGACCGCATCGGTACCCTCCACGCCAGTCGTGGTGGTAATCACTGGGCCTGCCCAGGTCTTCTTGTAAACAAGAGAATCTCTTAGTGCGCTAACGGGCACCTTGACCACGATAACCTCATCGGCCGTGAGGGGACTCTCGGTCTCGCCGATCAGCGTCAGCTCAAGAGCCTGAGCCGCCGTCGAAGAGAGGTTGGGGTCTTGGTAGTAAAGATTACACGAATTAGAACCGTTTCCGACAACGCCGGTTACGGGGTCATTTCCATGGTTAGTGGTCGCCATTTTCTGTTATACCTGTATGTAATATGATAATGCTTACGTAAGAAAAAATCACTACCCCCTACGAAATTATGTTCTTGCCGGTTTGAAAGTAGATGGCTGACACATTTTCGTATCCCAGCTGAGCTTTAGAAATCTGCGTTTTTCCGTTCTTATTGTAATCATTATCCGTGAATGTTGCTCCGGTCTTCTTGAGGAGAGTCTTTAAAATCACGTTGCGCTTCTTGATTGCTGTGAGTGACGAAGAGTTTAGCGCAAAACTCTTGGGCATCCTTTGCTAACTATTTAGATGTTTTATTGGTCGTAGAAGTATACTCGCGTAGTTCAGTGGTAGAGCATCCGTCTTATTAACGGAGAGTCGCGGGTTCGATCCCCGCCGTGAGTAATTTGGCAGGTCAAACGGCTTCCCAAATTACTTAGGGGCAAGCACCAGGCCAGAATGAACCGCATGACTGAGCCACATTGCACTTGGCGACAGCACTATCAAGAGTGGGCGAATCCGGATTAAACGGGAAGCACTCGCTCTTGTAGGCAGGCTCGCACATTCCAGTTGCGGCATTGTAGTTCCAGCGGTCCGGGCATTTGGACACGGACATTGTGTATACAACTTGGGGATTCAAAATTGCCTTGTAAGCCCAAAGAAATAGGGTGGTAAACAAAACTACCAGCACGGCAACAAGCAGATAGTTCATTCTTTCTTTGTTATAAGGAAATGGAAATTGCCCGTCATGTGCTCGGGACATATTTTGCGGACACGACCAATCCATTAGTTCGGCATCACTTAGATTCCTATGCCGACCTTTTGAAATCTAAAATTCCTAAATTCTTGGAAGGGACGAACCCTTTGAACCTCGTGCTTGGCGACGATCGGTCTATCAGAATTTACGTAGGAGGAAAGACGAGTAGCGAGGTTAGATACTTGCCTCCGGTAGACGAGTTGGGAAACGCCGTGCTTCCCCATACATGCCGCCTTATCAATACCACTTACGCCCTGAAAATTGTAGCAACTATTTTAGTGGAATACCAAATTGGTAAGGATACCGAAACCAAGAAGTTTGAAAATATTGTGGTGGGTAGTATTCCTCTAATGCTCAAGAGTTCGCTGTGCTATTTGTCGTCCATGACGTCCGACGAGCTCTATGCTGCAGGGGAGTGCAAGTTTGAGCTTGGCGGATACTTTATTATTGGCGGTGCCGAAAAGACTTTATTGACGCAAGAAAGACTCGCAGATAACATGTTTTATGCCTCCAAGCGCCGCGTGGTTTCGTCAAGCGAAGCTACATCGAGAACTCTGGTAGAAAAGGAAGCGGTTTCTAAACTAGAAGATGCCACAAAAGCCGAGGCGTTTGAATATCTAGCCAGCATTCGCTCCATTTCGGAGGATGGTACGAAAGGACCTTACTCACACTTCTTGCTGATTCCGCCCAAGAACTCTAAGCCCAATGACCCCAAAGTCGTATCGGAAACTCCTGACTACGCCTCATTTTCCAATCGGCGTCTAGCTACAATCACGCTCCCAGGATTCACGCAACCAGTTCCCTTACTGAGTGTTTTCTATGCGTTAGGGCTCACCACCGACCAGGACATTTACGATACGATTCTAGCAGGGATTCCCCATGAAGATAGAGACCAATATGATGAAGTTTTCACCGAACTTCTGCTTTCCCACGACCACTTTGTACAGCAGGAAATGAAGAAAGAGGAAGACCAAACTCAAGACCCGAACCTCTTGTTTTTAAGAAGACAATCCAGAACTCGCAGCTCGGGCGGCGTTTACGTGAACTTATTTGAGCAGATGTTTCCCCACTGCGAGCCCCGCCCAAGTGAATCGGCTGCTGCGTTTTATCGGCGAAAGTCTTATTTGCTTGGACACATGACTCGCATGGCAATGGATGTTGCTAACGGAAAACCCAAGACCGACCGCGATTCTTTGAGATTCAAAAGACTTTATGCGTCCGGCGAGCTTATTTTCAGGGAGTTTCGCGACGTGTTTACGGATACAGCCAAGCGGATGCTCACTGAACTGGATACGCGTGTTCACTTTGAGCAGCAAGCTTATGCTGGCAAAAAGCTGGCTGAACTAATTCAAGACGAAAACATCGGATATTACTGGCGCCAGTTCAACTTCATGAACTCGCTGGAAAAGTCTTTTAAGGGAAAGTGGGGAGGCAAAGATGGCGTTTCTCAAGAGCTTTCGCGCCTCGGTTATTTAGGAACGGTAGCCCAATTACGCAGAGTAAATGTTGATATGGACAAGGGAACCAAAATCATTGAGTCTCGTCGTATTCACGGAAGCTCATGGGGATTCCTGTGCCCTTCAGACAATCCGGATGGTGGAAACATCGGTCTAATAAAGTCCATGACCCTTCTTTCCACAATTTCTAGTGCATCGCCTTCTTCCGAAGTTTATGATACTATTTTTGCGTTCCCCAGTTTTTCCGAAATTACGATCGTTCATCCTTCTACCTGGAATCCCACTTGGACCAAAATTTTTCTGAATTCGGACTTAGTGGGTGTCTGTGAATCTGATACCGAAGACTTACACAGGCTTCTGCTTAAAAAGCGGAGGAATGGAGAGTTGAATAAGTTTGTTTCGCTATCGTGGAATCGCTTCCAGAACGAGTACAGCATCTTTACAGACCCAGGTCGCCCCATGCGCCCCATTTACCAAGAAGGCGTTTCGGCTTCGCAAGTAAAAAGTGCTAACAAATGGGCAACCTTAGTTTCCAAGAATATGGACTACGTGGACATTGACGAGACCGAAAGCCTGAGAATTTCTATGGAACCCTTTTCGGAAAAGAACCCTTCTGAAATTCATGGCATCACGATATTTTCTGCCTCGGCTGGCGTTCTTCCTTTCGCAGACTTTAATCCCGGTACGCGCAATGCTTTCAGCTGCCAACAAGCAAAGGCGGCGTGCTCTTGGTTCAACACGGCTTTCAATAAGCGATTTGATACAATTTCTACCTGGCTCAACTACGCCCAGCGCCCCTTATCTCAAACTTGGCTTTACAAATCTGTTTTGGGCAATAACGGCTGCCTTCCCTATGGCGAGAATCCTATTGTAGCCCTGATGGTCTATTCCGGATACAATCAGGAAGACTCAGTTTTACTTAACGAGGCAGCTCTGAAACGCGGGCTTTTTCATACCACCGTGTACCATTCTTATGACGTGAGTGAAAAGATGATTGATGTAATGGCTCGCACGCACAACGAGTTTGGAAATCCTGCTACCGACCCGCGATTCCGCGAAATAGTGACTCGCAAAGAAGGATACAATTACGATTTTCTTGATGGGGATGGAATTATCAAGGTGGGCTCTCCCGTTGACGACAAAACCATTTTAGTTGGAATCCTGAGTCCCTCCATGAATGCCGGGGGACAGATAAAGGGCTACTCTGATTCTTCCAGCGTTCCAAAGCGTGGGCAAACGGGCATTGTAGATGCCGTCTACCGCTACCCGACTTCCGAAGGGTTGAGAGGTGTCAAGATCCGTGTGGCTGAGCACCGCATTCCCGTTCTAGGTGATAAGTTTTCTGCGCGGCACGGGCAAAAGGGAACTGTAGGCTTAAGAGTTCCCGAAGAGGACATGCCGTTCACGGCTTCTGGCATGAAGCCCGATATGATTGTGAACCCTCACGCGTTCCCCACTCGGATGACTATTGGAATGTTCCTGGAAATGATGGCTAATAAGCTGGGAATTGAAATGGGTGGTCTGGTAGACGCAACCCCTTTTTCTTCCAAGAACAGAGTGCTGGAAACACGAGACCTTCTGTCAAAAGCCGGGTTTCATCCTTACGGACACGAACTTCTTTATAATGGACAAACTGGCGAAATGATGGAGGCTGAATTTTTCATGGCACCCTGCTATTACTTGCGCATCAAGCAAATGGTGGAGGATAAGATTAACTATAGAGCTACTGGTCCTAAGAAACTTTTGACGCACCAACCGGTTGAAGGGCGGTCAAATGATGGTGGTTTGCGTATTGGAGAAATGGAGCGCGATGTCCTTGTTTCCTACGGAATCTCCAAGTTCTTGAACGAGAGTTTGATGGAGCGTTCCGACAAGTCAGAAGTGCTGTTTCAACCTGAAACCGGACTAATCGATGCCAATGCGAAAAGCCAGCCTTCTAAGCTTGAGATTCCTTACGCTTTGAAACTTATCGTTCACGAGCTGGAAGCCATGCACATCTCAATGAAGCTTGCGGCGCCGTGAGCCAGCTACCGCCGTGCGACGTCCTTGCTTGTTCTTGAACTTCGATAATGCAGTAGGTGTGGGATATGTTGTCGCACTAGGAACTTCGGCTGCTCTCGTATAAGTTTTGGACTTAGTCGGAACGAGCACTGGTCCGGGCGCATATCCCATAAAAAGACTGGGACCCGCCTTCTTTTTGGACTCTCCGCGCTCATAATGAGCACTGAGTTCCTTGCGATACTCAGCCATACTTTTCTCGGGATTCGCAAGTGCTTTTTTGGGCGAAGGGCTTCTCGCTTTCTCAGTTTTACGAGCTTTCTCGACCTTTTGGGCAAGTGCCATTTTCGCCTGTTCAAGTTCCAGAGCCTTCTCAGTTTGCTTAGGAGACTCTCTCAGTCCAAATAACGATCTCAGCGTGCTACCGCGAACACCAGCTTTCTTTCGCCGCGCGGTTTTTCGGCGAGCCATCCTTGTTCCTTGACAACGGATTTTCTTGAGACAGGCATATGGAAGAACAAATGAACGATCATATGTACGTAATCAAGCGCGATGGTTCTCGTGAGCCCGTGTCGTTTGACCAGATCCTGTCTCGCGTCCGAAAGCTGTCCGATGGACTCGAGCACGTGAATCCTGACCTTGTAGCCCAAAAGGTTTGTAGTCAGCTTTCTGACGGCATCGAGACTTCCAAGCTGGACGAGTTTGCTGCAGAGACATGTGCCATGATGCAGTCGCGCTACCACCCCAACTATGGTCTGCTGGCGGCTCGCATTCTGGTGGACAACCACCACAAGAACACTCCCACAACTTTGATTGACTGTATGGAAACACTCTATCACGACGACGAAATCGTTTCTGAGCGATACCATGACCTGATTTGCGAGAACTCCACCGCCTATCAGCAGATGATCGACTACTCTCGCGACTTCATGTTCGACTACTTCGGCTTCAAGACGCTGGAGCGCAGTTATCTCCTGCGGAAGAAGGGCGTGGTTGTGGAGCGCCCCCAACACTTGTGGATGCGAGTCAGCATCCAACTTCACGGAAACGACTTCTCTAAAGTAAAGGAGACGTATGATGCGCTTTCTCAGGGATACTTTATTCACGCAACGCCTACTCTCTTTAACTCTTCAACGGATCATCCACAGCTATCCAGTTGCTTCCTCCTCACAATGAACTCCGATTCTATTGAGGGAATCTTCAAGACGCTGGGCGATTGTGCCCAAATTTCTAAGTGGGCGGGCGGAATCGGTCTTTCGGTCCACAACATCCGCGCCCGCGGCTCTTTAATTAAGGGAACCAATGGCGAGTCCACTGGAATCGTGCCGATGCTAAAAGTCTTTAACGACACCGCCAAGTACGTGAACCAGGGCGGCAAGCGCAACGGCTCCTTCGCCATTTACCTGGAGCCCTGGCACGCGGACATTGAGGACTTCCTCAAGCTCAAGCTGAACCAGGGCGCCGAAGAAGACCGCGCACGGGACCTGTTCTACGGGCTCTGGATCCCCGACCTCTTTATGCGGCGCGTGGAGGATGATGTCGAGTGGACTCTGATGTGCCCTCACGAGTGTCCGGGTCTGGCGGACGTCCACTCCGAAAAGTTTGAGCAGCTCTATACCTCTTACGAAAAAGCGGGGAAGGGGCGCAAATCTGTTTCAGCAAAGAAGATCTGGCAGCTCATTCTGGATGCCCAAATTCAGACCGGGACGCCATACCTCTGCTACAAGGACGCCGCCAACTCAAAGTCCAACCAGCAGCACCTTGGCACTATCAAGAGTTCAAATTTGTGTGTTGCCCCCGAAACGCTGATTCTCACAGATAATGGCTACTTTCCCATCAAAGACTTGGTGGATCAAACGGTTCGGGTATGGAACGGCGATAACTGGTCGGCCACAACCATTCGAAAGACAGGTGAAAACCAAAAGCTTGTGGAAGTGTATTTCAGTAATGGTGCGAGCTTGACTTGCACTCCTTACCATAAGTTCCTAATTCAGGAAAGCTATCACGACTACAAGACTATCAAAACCAGCAAGCGAGTTGAGGCCCAATGGCTTGAAGAGGGTATGGATCTCAAGAAGTTTAAGCTACATACAGGAGAAGAGATTGCTATCAAAGTAACTCGCGTAATCAATAACGAGCGATACGATGACACATATTGCTTCAATGAGCCTTTGAACAATGCCGGGATATTTAATGGTATCCTTACCGGCAACTGCACGGAAATCATGGAGTTCACTTCGCCCAACGAGACGGCTGTATGTAATCTTGGATCGCTTGCCCTACCCAAGTTCGTGGAGAACGGCAAGTTCAACTTTGAGAAACTGCGAGCTTACACCAAAATTC